AAAGCAAGAACCTGTCAACGCCGCACCAGTAATACACGCCGTCATACTCAATGACTGACTGGCCAGACAAAATAGACGACTGAGAAGAGATTAAGTCATACCGCCAGTATTGCAAAGGCGTACCTGCGCCGCCAATGAATGAAACTCTAATTAAAGAATCCAAGCTCCAAAAAAGACCCGATGGTGCATTTGAGCCGCCACGTACAGGTAATCCTTGGACAATCTTGCCTGTGGCCACTGAGACCTCGTTGGCATCAGCAGATACCCAATCATTCACATTTCCAGCTGAACAGTTGCTAATTAGCCCATCATTGCCATAAACAAACACGTAGGGGTGAAGCGTAACTACTCCGCCAGATACTGAGATCTGATTATCAAAAGTTAGTGTAATGCTGGCGCCATTAGCTGTTGCATTTGCAGAAATTACCAGCGTTGTGCCTGAAATGGATACAACGGTTGCAGCTGCAGGAATACCTGTGCCTGTTACTACTTGGCCTGCGCCAATCTGCGTGTTAGCAGCAGCCAGAGTAATGGTGGCTGAGCCGTTGGTAATGGTGGCTGCAACTGCTGTGAACACGCCAATAGGACTTAAACTTGTGCCTGTGATATTGCCACCAAGCACGGGAGTGTTGACGTTGCTGTCAATTAGCAAAAGATTTTGCCCGGGATGACCTAGCAATAAATTATTACCCGAGCCCGAGCCGTCATAAAAAGTATCAAACTGCCAAAGGTTATTATCGCTAGACGTAAAACCTGATAGCGTCATGTCCGTGATGCCCGAGCCTACACCATTATTATCAATAGGCAGTAATTGCAAGCCTTGTGAATGCCCGCTAAATACGTTGTTAAAGCTCTGCTGCGGATTAACGTACACACCACGCGATGGGCCTGACAAGTTAGCCGTAATTTGTCTGTAGCCACCCATCTTTCGTGGACGACCACGCTGAAACCTTACCCAACGACCATCAGCATATGCATCAGCATCAAGCGTAGTACCATCCCGCTGAATTCCGGGCTTTGTATCTAAGGCAAAGACCTTTTTGGTCATTAGAACGTGCCCCCAGCAATGCCACCAGTAACGCCACTTCCAAATGTTCCAGTGGTACTACCAACAACCGCGCCTGAAAATGTTCCTGTTGTCCCAGCAACGCCGCCAACAATTGTTAATCCCGTTGCTGAAAGCGTAGACCTTAAAACACCTAAAATTGCAGTGTTAAACTGCCCAGCACCAGCACGATAAATACCAGTAGTAGACTCACTGGCAAAGCTTAAAGAAGGCACGCCAACAGTTCCATCAGCTAACGTAACAGTGGTAATAGAGCCAGCTTGAGATGTGTTGGCATTAAAGAAGTTAGTTCCATCGCAAGCCAAAGTCACCTGCTGACCAGACGGGATAACCACAGACGTGCCAACTCCAGTGCCTACAGTAAGCGTGTAACCGCCTGCTACTACGGAGTTTTTAATCACATACAAGTTCACTACAGGAGGGTAAATAGCCGTCACATTACCGGTCAAAGTTCCTGTATAGGTTTGAATTGTATTTGCCGCTTCACTTGAAGTTAAAGTGTACGTCCCTGTTACAACAGCCTTAACCAAAGATGTGTAGAAAAACTGATTGCTAACACCGTAACCTACAGTCAAATAAGTTACACCGGTGCTGACGATGAAAGCTGACTCGTTAGGCCCAAAAGTCTTTGTTGCTGCGCCATCGATATTATCAGACGCAGAGATCACCATTGACCCAGTACCGCTGTTCTTAAACAGCGTAAACCAGTTGTTCCCAATGGTTGAAGCAGATGGGAGATTGTAAGTACCAGCTCCACCAGTCCATACAGAAGTTTGCGCTCTATCTGTTGTAGCAAAAGTTCCAGCAGTCACGAGAGTCTGTGCTGGATGACTTTGATTTAAAGTTAAGCCGCTTGCAACCAGACCGTAGCCAGCCAACGTTGATGCATCGGCAGAAGATGTTCCAGTGCCAAAAGAAATGTTGCCCCATGTGCCAGTGGTTGTTGGGTTTGCTGTGATATAAACGTACTTGGACTCACCGGCGGCAATAGAAATAATTGTGTTGGTGCCTGCGTAGTCTTTGACCGTAAAGGTGTTAGCTCCAACATTGCGAATCAGCGCGTCGTTGCCTACCGAGCTCTGGTTAGCAGGGGGCATGTACAAGCTTAAACTTGTAGTTGTAGCCGTGACCTGCATAATACGAGCTGCAAAGTCATCGGTGGCGTTGCCATTGATAGGCCACTCCAACTGAGTATTGGCGCTCAGCGTAATTGCGCGATAAGAAACGTCCGTTGGCTGAATGACGTTGCCTGTGAATGGTGAGTTATAACTCATGTTAGTCCTTAACTATCAACGGCTATGGCTTGACGATCTGCAATACGAAGCTTATCTTCAGCCATCAGTGTTTGCATGATCAAATCGTAGTTTTGCTGCCACATTGGCATACGCTCGTCATTCTTCAGGAATGGCATCGCCTGCATGAGGGACCCGTACAGTAACGCCTGCGGAGCATATATGGTAAACCAATTGGTTTGGTTTGATGAATCCAGAGGTTGCACTCGTTCATAGTAGAGGACCTCAAAATCATAAGCCGCGTCAGGCGTAGGAGCCACCAGCCAATGCGTGTAATCGTAGTCGCAGTAGTATAAAGGCGTGCCCGTTGTGGCGGGGTCAGGCCAATAACTACGAAGGTACTCGTATTTACGAAGCAGAACGGGTTGACGCTGGCCACTCACCGTTACGTTCATGGAAACAGTCTTATGCCATCTAGCAGGCTTGTCAATTGTGGCTTGTCCCGATGTCATGGCGCTGGTATTGACCGTCAAGTTGCCAAGAAACTTGATCTGGCTGGCGATGATCTGCTCAGCCAACATAATGAAAAGCGGAATCTTATTAAGCGTGGCAGTGTCCGTACGCTCTAAATAAGACTCAATATTTTCCACCAAAGTGGTGTATGTCATTACTGCAGCAGTTGCCATACTTACTTGCCCCGTTTCCTAGCCATAGCCATGTTATCAACTAAATTAGGGTAAGGTCTACCTGCTGCTTTAGCTCTTGCTTTTGCTGCCGACTTTTTCTTCGGCGAAAGAGGCTTAGGTTTACCTAATGATTTTGGCCGTGGTTTTTCCCAAACAGGCTTACTTGATGCCATTTTAATCACTCCTTAAAAATAAAGATATAAGATTTTTCACGTGAGTAAAGCGCACTCAGCAGTGCGGCGTTTTAATAACCCAGGTAGTACTTTACCACCACCTTTAGTCCAGAGCATCAATTGTTCTTTGGCACCTTCCCAATCTTGAGCATTGATTTTGCGCTTTAGGGTGGAGGTTTGGAGTCGCCCAACGCCGAGGTTATAAACAAAATCTACAGCCCCGTTGCACTTGCGCTCATCAGTTGCAAGAATAGGGCAATGCCGCAGGACGCCGGGCAAATAGGTATGCTCCAACTCAATCATCAAAAGCGCCCTAGCCGTTGGCTCATCCATTGGGGCGTCTTCAAGGGTTACCTTCTTGCCATCAGCGTAGTAGGTGGAACCGTAGCCTATCGTTGCAACATTGGCTGGGCAAAGGTACGGCTTAGACCTGTAGCCCTCAAACTGACGACACAGAGCGGCGGCAAGTTCTAGGTTCATAACCCACGCTGTTTTAAAGTTCTGTCAAGAAACCAATAGTTGATTGTTCCAGCCAAGAGTGCCGAGAAGTCGGGGGAGATCATCATCTTGAAGACTTCCATTGGGGGCGCTCCTGCAAGGTATGAGTTCCAGCCAAACCACAGATGCACAAAAGACCAGACCAGAAGAATCCAATACGTAACGACAGGGCGAACAGAAGCAGACAAACTAGCCGCCCAACCACCTGCGGCTTTGACCATTGTGGCTTGTTGCTCAATTGCCGAGTTAAAGGCATCCATTACCCCTACATCTACAGCCGCCTCTCGTTGCGCTCCAATCTCAGCCAGCTTCATCTGACCGCGCATTTGTTCTAATTCGCACTGGCGAGAGAACATTATGGCCTCGTGTTGGCGTTCATTCTTACGATCAAAAAACTTGAGCACCTCGGGGGCCAAGCGAAAGATACCGCCTAGCGCCCCGCCTAATATCCCACCAAATACTTCAAACATTATTTTTTCCCCATCTTTTCACGTTCTTCAAGTAGTCTGACTTTGACTTGCAATTCGTTGATGTGTTGCATCAAGCCTTCTTTTATTACGGCACGGCGCTCGGCAGAAATAGGGCTGTCTGTTGGGACGCCCTCTTTGGTAATGAGAGCAGGCATAGCGCCCTCAATTCGAGTCAACCGAGTAGAGAAATCGTTCACCTGACCCAAGAGCCAAGCAAGGGATGCCACGATAATGGGTATGACCGCCTTGAGAACATCTGCCCAATTCATAAGCCAAGCACCTTCTTAATGAGTTCACCAGCCACGCCCGGCCCGAATAGCACACAGACAATCACCCCATACAAGAGGTACTCAATCTTTGTCATGCGCTTTGAACCCTCGTCAAAACGCTGTTGAATGACCTCGTATCGTTGAGCGCAGATTGCCTCGTGAATGCTCAGACGCTTGTCCGTTTCCGTGGCAAGTTCTTCTACATCCGCCATCTCATTCGTCTTTCGGCTCTTCTTGAGGCTTTGCGGCTTCCTGAATTGCTTGAATTAAATGAAACACTTCCTGATAAGGACGAGTTCCAAGGTAGCCAAGAACTTTGTTTACGGTTTCAACTGATAGTTGCAAGTTCATTTGCCTTTTCCTTTATTTTTTGTTTGCTTGTAATAACTGCGGTTGATGTGTCGCGGTCAATTGTCATGTAGCCTTTGCAAACAATGTTGTAGTCAACACCATTTGCATCTTTTTCGCTTTTGACTGGGACTGCAATATTGAGGTTCTTAAACAGAAGTTCTCTTCCGTTTTCAAAGACGCGCCAGACATGATCCATTGAACCGCGACCAGCTTGGCCTCGGCTCTTGTTAAATCTAATCTGGTATGTGTTCATACAATTTCTGCGGCTGGGGGAGTTGCATTAACTTGAGGTTGGTGAATTACCGCTAAGTTAAAGTGAACAAACTTAATTGGCAGATCAGCGGCATGGCGTGTAAACGAATGCGACAACCATGAGTTAGCAAAAATCATCATGCCGGGCTTGGGCGTGAAGTTAATCATTTTGCTAGCAGGGGTTGCTTTCATCATGTCTTGTTCTGGCAAGTCAATTTGCACCTTGCCTGCGCGAGGATCATGGAACACTACGTTAGAGCCGCCTTCTGGAGTTTCAAGAAAGTAAAAGCCCACAATCTGTGAACCAAATCCATGAACGTGTGCGTCCATCGCAGAGTGCTTGTGATGCTCTTGTGTCCACATTTCCGTGAACTGCACCGCCTTATCCTGCATGGCGTAGCCCTGCTCATTGAGAATGTTCCAAGCGGTTGCACCAACAAACTCAGAGAAACCAGATACACGGGGGTCAGCAAAGTAACTACCCGTCATGTGTACAGGGTAAAGTTCATTAAGCGGCTGGGTTTTCTTAGCCACTTCTAAACCTTCTTCAGAAACAACTTTAACTGCATCCAAGAAGTCAGGGCGCTCAATGATGTAGATTGGGCACGGAAAATGGTACGCAACTTGAAGCTGTGTTTGCAGAACAACTTGAGCCACTGACTCAGCGGCTTTGCATACTTTTTGTTTCTTAGCTACTTTGCTCATAGTGCAACCCAAGCCCATGCAATGAAATCAAACTTATAATTACCCTCTGGACGAGCAGGAGCCTCTTTCCAGTTGTTGTCTGCGCCACACCAAACCATCATTACGCCTTCAACTGGGGCTGGGCGTGGGATTGGAGGAACCATCATGCAAGTAGCTTCGTCAAGCGTCCACGTAGACCAGTTAGATGCTTGATCTTGTGCATTGAACGCAGTGATAACAGCTTGTTGTTTTGCAGTTTTTTCTTCGGCAGTCATATCTCGCACCGCCCAGACATCCGCCCAGACACCATTTACTTTTGCATAGGTTACATCTTCAGATTCTAAAACCTGATACACGCCAGTAGGACGCTCAACGCGAGTAAATGGCTCCCAATGTGCTGGGATAGAACCAAACGCCTGCCTGAGATTATCCTCAAATGCAGGGTGATTCTTAGTTACGCCGTTTTCAGTTTCAATATAAAGGTTCATGATTTCTCCAATAAAAAATTAAGGTGCGCCTACGCAAGTTGATGGGAAGCTACGGGTGTTGCCGGGCCAAACAATACGGACTGCACCAACACCCGTAGAGGGACTACCGCCATAATAATTTGCGCCACTACCACCGCCGTAAACTCCCCCGGTTCCTGTGGAAGATGGAGTGCTAACAGAGTATCCATTGCCGCCGTTAGTGCCGCCAGAGCCGCCAGTACCAAACCTAGTGGTAGGAGCAGTAGCCCCTCCTGCACCACTAGCGCCTTGTCCAAGAATGCCTACGCCACCGCCACCGCCACCGCTTCTGGCAGTGCAACCATTACCGACGTTGCCGCCACCGCCACCGCCACCGCCACCGCCAGTACCAGCGGTTCCGTTAGAACTAGCAGAACCACCAGCACCACCAGCACCCGCATAGCCACCAGCGCCGCCGCCACCGCCATAGTTTCCGCTACTAGCGCCCCCACTAAAACCAGTACCGTAAATAACAGTACCCCCCGCGCCAGAAACACCGGGTGTTCCAGCACCGCCACCGCCAGCCGCCACTGAAGTAGTATTAAAAGAACTAGCGCCTCCAGCAGTACCGCCAGTAGCGGCCCCCACTACAACAGTGTATGAGTCGCCGGGTACAACAGTAAGATTATTTGTGTAAGCAAGAGCGCCACCACCAGCACCACCTGTACCACAATTACCAGTAACACCGCCCCCTGCGCCAACAGTAACAACAGAAACTTTAGTTACACCAGAAGGGGCTACCCATGAATATGTCCCTGCTGTCGTATATGACTGAGAACTTGGTATAACATTACCAGCAGTGGGCCAGATGCCTTGCTTGACGTACCCTGCTACTTGGTCAAGTGTCCAAATACCGGGAGCCGCACCACACTGATACGGGCCAGCAGGAGCCGTTGGGTTCTTGGTGATTATCCCACCGGGATATTTTTGACTCATTTAAGGTGCTCCAACATTTGTAGATGGGAATTGACGGGTTGCTCCGGGCCAAACAATACGGACTGCGCCGCCTCCAGCAGTTCCGCCTCCACCGCCCGTGCCTCCTCCATATGTACCGCCACCAGATGAGCCGCCGACGTTACCGCCGTTTCCTTTTGTACCGCCAGAGCCGCCGTTACATCCCCCTGCCGCTCCGCTTGCGCCTTGACCAAATAATCCAACACCTCCGCCACCTTGACCTTGGAATGCCATAGGATTTGCAGTAGCTATACCTCCGCCTCCGCCTCCGCCAGCACCAGCAGTTAGACCAGCATTGCTGGGTTGTGCCCCGCCATTTCCACCATTACCTGTATAGCCACCTGCACCTCCGCCGCCCCCATTGCTACCAGCGCCGGGGCATGAACGGTTTCCACCATTACCGCCACCATCACCAGTAAATGTGCCGCCAACACCACTACTTCCAACAAGTCCTGCCACAAGAGACTGGCAAATAAAATATGATGTACCACCAGCAACAACTGTGTAAGAATTTCCGGGGATAACAGTAATGTTGTTTTTCCATCCAAGGCCACCGCCCGGACAGTTATTGCCGCTAAACGGGCCTCCAACGGCAACCACGGAAACACTAGTTACCAAAGCCGGTGCAACCCATGAGTACGTACCACCAGTAAAAGTTTGTGAACTTGCGTTAGTAGCTGTAATTGAATTGCTTGCCGCACTCAGTGCGCCATAGCCAGAGGCATTAGTTGCTTGGGCTTTAAACGTGTAGGAAACCCCATCGGCCAAGCCAGACACAACAACAGGAGAAGATGCGCCTGTGTTTGAGAAACAACCGGGTGTAGAGATTACACGATAGCCCGTAATGGTTGCTGGGTAACCAGCGCAAGCAGGGGCAGTAAATGTAACTGAAGCGCAAAACGAAGCCCCAGCCGTAGCTGTACCAATTGTAGGTGCGCCCGGCGTTGTAGGCCATGTGCTTGCGCCTCTTGCTTGCATCTGCTGGGTGATTGTCCAAAGTCCAGTAAATCTAGGCATTACAAATTCCCCGTATTTGTGGATGGAAATAAACGGGTCGTGCCGGGCCAGATGATACGAACCGCTCCATTACCCCCGATTCCTCCAGCCGAATAATAATACCCCGCACCGCCACCGCCACCACCATAGCCGCCACCGCCACCGCCATTAGCACCAGCAAACGGAGGGCCAACCTGACCCGGACTACCGTTAGAGCCGCCTCTACCGCCACTACAAGCCCCTGTGCCAGTACCAGCCGCGCCATTGGAACCAGCGCCAAAAATGTTTGTACCACCGCCACCGCTTCCAGTGAGTCTGGTTCCGGGGTAACAGCAGTAACCACATTTACCCCCGCCACCGCCGCCGCCGCTACCAGCGGTTGCAGAAATTGTTGTAGGGCCACACCAAGACTGCCCTGCGCCACCTGTACCAGTGTATCCACCTGTTCCGCCGCCACCGCCGCGCTTGGTAGTTGTGTAGGAGCCGGGGTATCCACCGCCAGCGCCGCCGTTACCGCCACCTGTTTTTGCAGAGCCAGAAGAAGTGCCTCCAGCACCACCACCACTACCATTAGAACCAGCGGCTCCACCTGATCCGCCAAGAGCGCGTAAAAAACCAGCAGAACAGAAATAAGAATTTGTTCCACAAGACCCGTTATTAGCGCAACTGCCTGTGCCGCCAGAGCCAACAAATACGGTGTATGAGTTGCTAGGGGTAACAGAAATAGTATTTCCATACACCAACCCAGCACCACCACCACTACCACCGCCGTATGCTGAATTAGAACCACCACCTGCACCGCCTCCGCCAACGGCAACCACAGAAACAGAAAAAACACAGGCAGGAGCCACCCAAGTGTATGTGCCAATAGTTGTAAACGATTGTTGGCCGGGAGGAACCGCTGGAGTTGCGGAATTAGAAGCCGCACTTGCTGGCCCTGTGCCATATGCATTGGTAGCTACAACTGTAGCCGTGTACGCTGTGCCATTTGTCAGACCGCTAATAGTGACTGGTGAAGATGCGCCCGTGCCTGAAGCACCGCCGGGCGAAGCAATTGCAGTGTACGAAGTAATAGCCCCACCACCCACATTAGACGGCGCTGTAAAAGTTACAGAAATAGAAGCATTGCCTGTCGTAGCCGTACCAATGGTAGGCGCGTCAGGTACTTTTAGTCCATTATAGGAAGCGGTAATAAACCCCGCTTGGTATCGCATCGACATGGGACGCTCCTATTAGGTGATTTCTTCAAAACTAATGGTTGCAACCAAATCACTTGCCGTACCAGCAATCGCACCGATTGATTGGTTTTCTAACAAGTAAAACGAAGTGGTTTTGTCAGTCACAATCAACGAGGCATCCGCAGGAACTGAGATGGTTGAAGCAATTGCAATTGCACTGCCGCCCAAAGAAGCCGCAGAATAAATATTGACGGTAATTTCAGCGGCCGATGTGCCATCAATATTAGCAATAACAATTGAGTTGATCTTAAAGACCTTGCCACTTGATGCGGCGTTTGAAGCCAATTGCGTAGCACTTGTAGCCACCGCAACAGAAAGCGAATTGCCAACAATGCTGGTTGCGTTGACGATGTTTGGATTTGCCATGATGACCCCTTATAAACCAAAAATAATTGAAAATGCCAGTGCTTGACCTTTTGTCGCAAGCGGAACCCAACTACTGCTGTGAGCAAAGAACATAGCCCCGTCTGCGTGTGAGTGCGCTAACGCACCGTGATAGGTAGCCGCAGATGGAAACGCGGCTTGGTTGGCCCAGTAAAAAGGAATAATGCTTCCTGCTTGCGGCGCAACAATTGCTCCTGCCGCAGATACAGTTACAAGGCTGTTTTTTAGCAACTTGCCTGATGTAGTGTCAAACAACGCAATTGCAGTGTCTGTAGCCGATGCTGGGCCAAACACATCACCACCACCACCTGATGCGGCAATTGTGATTGACCCTGTGCCATTTGTAATTGATATGCCCGAGCCAGCAGTTAAAGTTGTTTTAGTCAGCGTGTTGCCTGTGGTGTTGCCAATCAGCAATTGACCATTGGTATAAGTGGTCTGACCCGTACCGCCGTTGACCACGGGCAAAGCCGTACCTGATAAGGTAACAGCCAATGTGCCAGATGTTGTAATGGGTGAGCCAGCAACCGACAAAAACGAAGGCACGCTCATTGCAACGCTTGACACGCCACCAGCGGCGGCGGCGCTTGACGCCAGCAACTTGACAGTGCCTCCGCTGTTTTTAAAGTACAACTTCTCGTCTAAAGTATTGAGCGCCAACTCGCCAGCAACAAGATTGCCAGAAGATGGGACTGCCGCCGCCGTTGTCGAGTGATACAGCGAAATTGGGGTGAAATTTACAGCCGCCATTAGAAGGTTCCTCCTGAGATACCGCCAGTTGTGCCTGTTCCAACAGTCAGCACGCTTGTGGATTGATTATAAGTAAGGTTTGCAGATTGAGCCAGCACACTGGTGCTTGAGGCATACAGAACCCCATTTGCCGTGTATGTTGACAAATTGGTTCCACCATTTGCCACAGGCAATACACCAGTGACATTGGTGGTCAGATTGACAAAAGTTGTAGATGAAGTTCCTGTACCGCCATTTGCAACAGGCAAGACGCCAGTGACACCAGTGGTCAGCGGGAGGCTGGTTCCTTGATCTAAATTATAGGTGTCGCCAACTTGAATTTCTTCAATTGCAACACCATCGATTACGAGTGGGTATCGTGCCGTCATTTTCTATTCCTCAAAATAAAGCCACATTGACTGTGGTTATGCCGTCATGTAACAAGACAGGCAAGTAACCACTTGCCACAGGGACATTTGTTGGTGAGCCATTATGTAAAATAATAGGCAGGTAAGTAGGGTTTAACTGCCATGCGGCTGTTGCGCCAGTTGATTTTAAAACATAGCCAGCTGTACCAATGCCCAGTCTGGTCGCGCTGTTTGTGCCGTTGCCAAGAATTAAATCACCAGTCGTTGTAATTGGCGAAAGCGCATTGAAAGCCGCAGATGCGGAAGTTTGACCAGTGCCGCCGTTTGCTATAGTAACTGGGGCTGTAAGACTAAACTGATTTCCAATAAGCGTTAATCCATTACCAGCGGTAAAATTTCCAGCCCCCGAAAACTGCGTCCAAGTAATTGCTGTTGTTCCTAAAGTTCCACCCGCATTTGAAGTACAGACCCAGCCTGTGTCTGCTTGCGTGGTTCCTGTTTCAACAAAAACGTAAGCATTGGGAACTTGCGCCCAAGTGTTCATGTCCGTAGTTCTTGTCCACGCTCCCGCCGCGCAAAGATAAAGACCATTGTCTGCTGGCGCTGTTTGGTTCTTCACCAAAACACGATCAGTCGCAACAACAGCTATACCGTCAATCGTCTGCACTCCAGACAGTGTAATGTTTACGGTTGTAGCCGCTACAACAGAGGCTTTTGTGTCCAACCCCTGTGCAACACTGTCAACATAAGCCTTGTTTGCAATGTCAATTGAATTAGACGGTGTGGTTGAAATCGAACCCGTAGTCAGCGTTACAGCGTTGATTGTTGTGTTTGTTGCGCCTGTAATCTGCCCCTGTGCATTCACCGCAATAACTGGAACAACTAAAGACGAGCCGTAGGTAGCCGCCGTAACTCCAGTTACATCAATACTAATTGTGCCTGTCGAGACAATTGGTCCACCTGTCAACCCAGTTCCTGTAGCTACAGAAGTTACACCAGAACCAGAGGCAAACGCAGTCCAAGCACCGTTGTATCCCTCAAACAAACCTGTTGTTGAGTTATAACGAATGTTTCCTAGCGTAGATGATCCGCGTTGCCCAGTGGTTCCTGCTGGCACAACAACACCACCAGTTCCCGGCAGTACAGGATCACTTGCAATGGCAAGCGTAGGATTGCCTGCGCCATTACCATCAGTAACAGTAATTTGATTAGCTGTGCCAGTAATTTGTCTACTCGCAATTGCTGTGCCGCCTACAATTGCAAGCATACCTGTGCCAGACATATTTGCAATAGCTGCAGCAATGCCTGTCAACTGAAAAGTTGGATTGCCTGATACGCCACTACCATCAGTAATTGAAATGCCATTGCCTGTAGCCGTCAATGTTCTAGGCGCTACAGTTGTGCTGCTTGTTTTAGCAACAATGCCTGTGCCTGCGGCTTCTAAACTACCTGACGCGGCATTTAACGTTATTTGCAACGTAGACTGCGCGCCGCCATCAACTAAACCTATACCTGTGCCGCCTGATAAGGCGCGGCTATTAGCCAGTGTGGGCTCTTGGTTCTTTGTTAAGAACGTTGCAGTTAGTGCAGGTGATGCTGCAATGGCGCCTGTAGTCGTCTGAACCGTAACGCCATTCTGCACAATAGGCACTGACTCGGTGCCTGTGATTGCGCCTGCTGCCGGTAGTTGCGTAATTTGTATGTTTGCCATATTACGGACTCAGGTTGTCAAGGTTGCCATTAGTCTCTGGATTATCAATGTTCTGCTCCGGCGAGATATTGTACGTATTATAAGGCCCAGTGATCAATGAATCTTGGTTTGCAGCTACACTGACATCAGGCCTTGGAAATCTAAGTGCAATCTTTTCAGGCTGCCGCGCTGGTAAACGGTACGGGTCAAACTGATCTCTACAGCCATGATCACAGACTTTTAAGCCCGGATTATTGCCATCAGGCATCAGTTCAACATACGCTCGCTTCATGTGACACCTGTCACAAATTGCAATACTTAATACCGCGTTGCCAAGAGTATCGAGCGTACGTGGCATACTTACCTCGTATAGTAACTAATATTGGGAGCAAAGTAAATCGGACTCTTGTCTCTTTCTTCCTGCTCAGCAATATTCCAATACTTTTCAGCTTGCCCTTCAAGGTAAGAAATACGATCGCCTTGAACTGTGGGTAGCTCCATAGCCATCTGATGCGCAAGCATATTCTGAATGGCCAGATACCATCTCTGAGGAATTTCTATCTCACCTGATAAATCACCTACATCTTCAATTTGCCGATGTCTCCAGACCACAATCTGAGGAGCGTATGAAGACGGTGCAGGCCAAAGATACATTGCAGGCTGGGGAATGTTACGGTCAAACCAAAATTGCAACGGGTAAGCGCTAGTAAAGTTCTTGTTAGGCAGGTTTGTGTAGTCATCACGATTCAATCGAGCCAGTGGGATTTCCGTGGCATTTGAGCCAAAAACCACCTGATAGACACCCATATTAGAGCCTGCTGTTTGCAAGATTCTCCAATACGGCACGCTTGCAGAAGGCTCTAAGTCGTAGTAAATCCATGTGCCTGCAACCCAAGTAACTGCTCCGGGCGCATAAACCGTTGTCCAAGTTGTGCCATTGGTAGAAGACTGAATTGAGAGGGTCACTGAGCCGGATATTGCTGGTAGTATACCCACGGTCCCCATGTAGATGTCATTTCCAGACCCGTTGTTGATACCAATAAAGCCCGTGTTGGTGGTTAACTGGCAAATGTTGGTATATATACCATCAAAGGCATTGGCTGCAACGCCAGAAGAACTATTTCCACCCGTAGTATTGGCAGTGACTGTTCTGTAATTGGAGTTTAAAACATCTACCGTGCCCGTTGGCAGGTAGTAAACATACTTGTCGGGATTAAGACCTATGATTGTTTTGTCAATGCACCAATACTGAATTCCACGATTTGCAAGATTAGAAAGCAAGTAGTAAAGACTATCTTTAGACGCCGATACTTGCTCGGAAGTTAACTCTTCGGCCAGCTTGCCGGCGCGTCTAGCGCCATGGTCAATCAGATTCTGAACCGTGATTGTTGTTTGGCCAACTGTTCCACTAGTGCTCATACATTACCACCCAGGACAATTCCAACGTTTAAGAGATGCGGCCTTACGAGTAAGCTCGCCTTTTTCATCGCGCTTAGGCCCCGGCATTCCAGACATTCTAGCACAAAACGAGGCTTTTCTTCCCGCATCAGCTTTTGTTTTTGGGTTAGGCGCAGGTGCTTTAAGATTAGAGCCAGTTGCGCGATTAAACTTATCGCGGCCTTTTTGTGTTA